AAATCACACAGGCCGCCCGTGACGCAGCGATGCGGTGGGCGGGCGCGCTACCTAGAGGCGAGTTTGAGCATCTGTTAACCATTGCAGACGATGCGGCTATTAAAAACAGCATGGCCGAACGCGCGGCAATCGTCGCATGGCTGCGGGAACAGGACGGGCATGGATACGACACGGTGCGGGCTGACTGCATCGAAGCAGGGGAGCATTTGAAATGACTAACATCGAACAAAAGGCGCTGGCCTTAGCCCGTGAAGTAAGCCCGGACGATAAAAATAGGGTTTGCAAAGAGCCGACCGTGTATTTTGCACTTTGGGAAGCCCTCTGCCGCTCCATCGAACAGCACGAGGCATACCGCCAAGAGGTGAGTGATGCGCTGCTTGAGTTTTATGGTGGGTATTTCAATGCCCTTGGTGAACCGCTTAACCGCTTCATAATCCGGCCGAAGCCCGACCCGCTTGTCGAAGCGATGGACGAACTTGGATGGTATAACGCACCAACGGATGCCGATGACCTCCTCGCCGCACTCGCCAAGCGTGGTGGAAGGATCGTGTTCGATGACTAAGATAATTTTGACAAAAGATGGCGCGGCAGTTGTGTCAAATGGATCTGCTTTCCCGTTCGATGCAGTGAAGGACATCATCAAGCCTGGGACAGCGCAGGACATTGAGCAGCGCATAGAGGATGCCATCAACGTGCTAAGAAAATCTCAAAAGCTATCAAAGCTGGGGAGCATTTGAATGGATGACAAGAAAAAGGCTCTGGATGATCCGCGAATAATTGAAGCAATTGCAGAATGCGATGACGGCGCATCGGGGACAAAATCCGAATATGCTTACCGGTTTATGGCTGCACTCCGCAAACGCGGCCTTGAAATAACGGAGATTGAAAAATGGAACATCTGATAGGAATAGCGATATGCGCAGTCTGGGCCTTCATCGGCTACATTGTCGGACTGCATGAGGGAATTACACGCAACCAAGATGGAGACGCCTGACGAGCCTTCATTGACTTTTAAAGGGCAAAGGCAGAGATAGGGGTTATGGAATACAAGCCACAAATCAAGCATTTCAGCATTGATAAGCTGATCCCTTACGCAGCGAACAGTCGCATCCATAGTGATGAGCAAGTCACCCAGATTGCAGCCAGCATCAAAGAGTTTGGCTTCACCAATCCAATTCTGGTCAATGGTGAAGGCACGATCATCGCAGGGCATGGTCGATTGATGGCGGCCAAGAAACTGGGGCTGAAAGAAGTTCCAGCCATCGTCCTGGATCACTTGTCCAAAGCGCAACAGAAAGCCCTTGTTATCGCAGACAATCAGCTTGCCTTAAACGCAGGCTGGAACATGGATATGCTGAAAGCGGAGATTGAAGGGCTGAAGTTGGACGACTTCGATATAGATCTGCTTGGGTTTGACGATAAGTTTCTGGACGGCCTGTTTGAGAAGGAGCCTAATGAAGGCTTGACCGATGAAGATGCGGTCCCAGAGGCCCCAGAGCAGCCAAAGACAGTGCTGGGTGACGTTTGGGTGCTGGGCAATCATCGGCTGATGTGTGGGGATAGCACGAGCGTTGATGATGTTATGAAATTAATGAACGGTGCATATCCTGATCTAGTTCATACCGACCCACCTTATGGAATGAACGCTGTAAGCAAATCATCTGTTTTAAAGAAGCGTTACGGGCAAGACATTATGGGGGATGATACTCCTGATGTCGCAAAAGACGCCTTTCGCCTTATTTATGGGATGTATCCTGAAGCCAAACATATCTGGTGGGGTGCGAATTATTATTCGTCTGTTTTGCCAGACAGTGAGTGCTGGCTTGTTTGGGATAAGGATAACGGGCAGAGCGACCAAACCGATTGCGAATTAGCATGGGCAAATTTTAGGAGCGTTGTTCGTCAATTTACGCAGGCCAGCGAAAAGAAAAACCGCGTCCATCCAACTCAAAAACCTGTTTCCTTGATGGAATGGGCAATCAAAAGATTTAACCTGACAGCAACTTCAATTGCCGACTTTTTCTGCGGATCTGGAACGACTATTATAGCTGCTGAAAAGCACGGCATTTGCGGTTACGGAATGGAGTTCGACCCAAAGTTTTGCGATGTGATCATCAAGCGTTGGCAGGAATTTACAGGCAAGCAGGCTGTTCACGCTGAGACGGGTAAAACATATAACGAGATGTCAAATGTCACTAACAGCTAAACAAGAAGCATTCGCACAGGGCATCGCTGACGGACTTGACCAGGCCAGCGCCTATCGTGCTGCTTACGATGCCTCTGAAATGGCTGATAATACCATTTATGCCCGTGCATCTGAGTTGATGAAGAACAGTAAGGTGGCGGAAAGGGTGGCGGAGTTGAAAGCGGCCCTTGCTGACAAGGTTCTATGGACACGGGAAATGTCTGTCCGCGCCCTTGTCCAGACGTTCAAGGAAAGCAGCGGCAGCGTTAGGGTGGCAGCCGTCAAGGAGTTAAATGCAATGCACGGCTATAACGAGCCGACCAAGCATCATCATAGCGGCACGATTGGCATTGTGATCTATCCCGGCCTGGATGATGACAAAGACGATTGAACTCATCAGCCCGTATAGGCCACGGGAACAGTTTATACCGCTGCACAAGCGCACAACGCGGTGGATGATTACGGTTGCCCACCGTCGCGCTGGTAAGACCGTTGCCTGCGTCAATGAAGTTGTCCGCCGATCATTGGCCTGCAAACGAACAAACCCACGTTTTGCCTATATCGCACCGCAGCTTAATCAGGCGAAAGACATCGCTTGGACTTATATCAAAGAAGCCTGCGCATTCCTGCCTGACGTAAAGATCAACGAAAGCGAATTGTGGGTTGAGTTGCCCAACAAGGCCCGCATCAGGGTTTATGGCGCTGATAATCCTGATCGACTGCGTGGGATCTATCTCGACGGCGTTGTTCTGGATGAGTTTGGTGACATGAACCCAACCGTCTGGACGCAGGTGATCCGTCCGGCACTGTCTGACCGCAAAGGCTGGGCAATCTTTATCGGCACACCCAAGGGCAAGAACGTATTCTATGACCTTTGGCAGAACGCAGAGAATGACGACGACTGGTCTCGTCTAATGCTCAAGGCGTCAGAGACTGGCCTGCTTGACGACAAGGAACTGAACGACGCCCGCCGCATGATGAGCGAGGACGAGTTTAATCAGGAATATGAGTGCAGCTTTGAGGCAGCCATTCGTGGTGCATTCTACGGCAAAGAGTTTATGGAAGCTGATGCCTCTGGTCGATTGACGCACGTTCCATATGATCCAGCCCTCCCAGTGCATACGGCATGGGACTTGGGTATGTCTGACAGCACGGTGATCTGGTTTGTCCAGACGCATGGTGGTGAAACACGCTGGATCGACTGCGTTAAGGGTGAGGGCGTTGGCCTAGACTGGTACGTCAAGCAGCTTCAGGAACGGCCCTACGTCTGGGGCAATCACTATCTGCCACATGACGTTCGGGTGCGTGAGTTAGGGACAGGCAAGAGCCGCTTAGAGGTGTTACAGGAACTTGGTCTACGGAATATCGAGATTGCGCCGCGCATGGATGTCAATGACGGAATACAGGCGCTTAGGATGCTCTTGCCGCGCTCGTGGTTCGACAAGGACAAGTGTAAGACCGGAATTGAGGCGCTGCGGATGTATCGCCGTGACTACAACGAGAAGCGTCAGGAGTTTTACACCCACCCGCTTCATGACTGGACCAGCCACTACGCAGACGCTGCTAGGTATTTCGCTATAGCGCACAGGGAACAAATGGGGTATATACCGATCAAACGAAACATTCGCGGCATCGTTTAAGGAATATCAAATGGCTCAAGTTTTCCGCCCGATCCAGTCTATTCGCATGGATTGCTCGACGACTTCCAAGCGGGTGCCACTACCTGCCAACACAACCAACATTCGGATCTACAACAACACGGCCTCGTTGGCATGGGTTGTCTTGGGCAATTCGTCTGTGACTGCTGCCATTCCTTCACTGGACACGGCTGGCCCAGGCTTTCCGGTTGCACCTGGCACGGTAGAGAACTTCACTGAGACGGTTGACGGTGGCGCTACTCACGTCGCTGCTGTCCTCTCCAGCGGAACGGGCGTTGTAAACGTCACTTGCGGCGAGGGCTGGTAAATGTCCAGCCGCCTGCGGACGCGGCTCCGTGCTGGCACTGGTCTTGCCACAGCCTCACTCAGTCTTGAGTTTGCGACGGCATCGGGCGCGCTCGACCCTCGCATTACGTTCAGCCGTGGGAGCCAAGCAACGGTCACCGACGCCACTGGCAAGCTGACCTACGCGCCGAATAACTTGCTGACGAACAGTGAGACGTTTGAGGCGGCGTCGTGGAACAAGGCAAACGCATCGGTATCAGCGAACGCATCGGTTGCACCTGACGGCACGACGACTGCTGATGTCATGACATCATCTGCCGCAGCGGGATACATATATCCTGCGACAAACTTATTCAGCGCGGCTGGTGGAGGCTCATTTATCGCGTCTGTTTACGCTAAAGCCGGGACGGCGACTTCTTTTCAGATTTTGCTTGCAGGCGTGGCAAACTACACGGGGACATTCAATCTCTCCACTGGTGTCGCATCAACGTCTACAGCAAATACTTCTGTTTTGATGACCGCAGTCGGCAACGGCTGGTATCGCTGCGCCATGGTTTGCACGAGTGTTGCCAGCATTGGGTACGCTGAACTGCAAATTGGTCGGATTGCATCTACTCTCACGCTAAACCTCTGGGGCGCTCAACTAGAGCAAGTCACCTACCAGACAACACCGGGGACGTATAACAGCACCAGCCCAAAGAACTTGCTCGGCTACACACAGGAGTTTGATAACGCTGCGTGGACGAAGAGCAATGCGTTTGTGCAGACGAATTTGCTGACGTATTCGCAGGCATTCGACAACGCTGCGTGGACGAAAACCTTGGCCACCATCGCAGCAGATGCAATATCGGCCCCTGATGGCACGGCCACAGCTGATGCTATGACCGAAGTGGCGTCATCAGGCCCGCACCTTGCCCTGCAATCCGCTTCGTTCGTCAGCGGCACGGAATACACCTTCTCGCTGCACGTCAAGCCTGGCCTTCGCACTTGGGTGTATGTGCAACTGCCTGGCGCGGCGTTCAGCACGGTCAAGACCAGCTTCTACGACCTGACTGGCGCTGGCGCTTTAGGCACGGCAACGGGAAGCCCAACAAACCGTACGATCTTGGCGCTTGGCGATGGCTGGTATCAGATTACGATGACGGCTACAGCGACGGCGACAACCAGCGGCAACATTGAGATCCGCGCTGCGTCGAACGGCAGCACGACTGTTTACACTGGGTCAGCTGCGTCTCCTGCCTTGTATCTCTGGGGCGCACAACTCGTCCAAGGCTCCACGGCTGGCGACTATCAGCGCACTGACGCTGCTGCGGCTGCTGTCCAGTACACGGCCCCTGATGGGTCGCGAACGGCTGATAAGCTGGTGGAGGATACTGCTAACGCATGGCATGGGCCGCGTCAGGCAGTAGGTTCTGGGACTGTTGGCGTATTTTCTTTCTACGCAAAGGCCGCCGAACGTAGCCGCGTTTGGGTTGCTGGTGATACGCCTGACTTTGTGGCCGCCGTTGCTGTATTCAATCTTGCAAACGGCACTGTCCAATCCGGCACTGGCACAATACAAGACGCAGGAAATGGCTGGTATCGTTGCAGCATAGCAGTCACGGTTTCAGCGCGCGGTTGTAGTATTGCGATTGCAAACGACGCAGGAACTGTCATTCGGGCAGGGGATGGAACGTCTGGTGTCCTTCTCTGGGGCGCACAGCTTTCCAACAGCGCCAGCCTTGACGCTTACAGCTACAACCCCGTGGCAGCACCTACGTCAGCGGCGTACTACGGCCCAAGGTTTGATTACGATCCGATCCGGCTGACCCAGAAGGGCCTGCTGATTGAAGAGCAGCGGACGAATTTGCTGACGTACAGTGAGCAGTTCGACAATGGGGCTTGGTCGCCTGTTGATGCCACTATTTCCGCAAATGTAACGCTTGCCCCAAGTGGAACAGTCGCGGCTGACGCTATGGTGGAGAGCGCCACCAATAACGTTCATACCATATTTCAATCCCCAGCCATTTCAGCGTCAACCACATACACATGGACCGTTTATGCCAAACGAGGGGTTGGGTCTCGCAACCTTTATCTTCAGGCAAACTTTAATAGCGGAACATTAGGCGCTGGTTTTGCGTGGTTTGATCTGGCAAGCGGCGTTGCAGCAGCGCCCGCAACCTTAACTGCTCCTTTTACTGGCGTATCTTCGTCCATGACGCCTGTCGGCAATGGCTGGTATCGCTGCTCGTTTACGTTTACGACAAACGCAGGCAACACGTCCGTCACCTGCTATACCGCCATTTACAATAGCGGAAGGGTTTACGCTGGCGACGGGACATCTAGCATCTACATCTACGGCGCACAACTGGAAGCAGGCTCCTTCGCCACCAGCTACATCCCTACTGTAGCGTCACAGGTAACACGCACGGCAGACGTTGCTCTGATGCAGGGCGCTAACTTCTCGAACTGGTATAACCAGAACGAGGGGACGTTTGTTGCTGAGTTTGATACGGCGGACGGTTCTGACAGCGCAGTTCTATCTGCAACTAACGGCGGTACGAATTATAACCGTATCTGGATGTGGACGGGGACGCCAAACATCTTGCGTTATAGCGTCGTTCTTGGTGCGGTAACTCAATCTGAACTGACAGGACCGACAGTCACACTTAATTCTGTTGTTAAAACAGCTGCTGCGTATCGCACAAACGATTTTGCATTCTCCACGAATGGCGGAGCGGTTGGCACTGACACGTCCGGCAATGTAATTTTCGCAACCAGATTTGACATCGGGCAAGAACTTGGCGCTATTCCTCTCAACGGCCACATCTCCCGCATTGGCTATTACCCAACACGGTTGTCAAACGAGCAACTCCAGGCACTAACCGCACAAAGCACGATCCCATCTCTGTCCCTCGACTTTACGACGCAGGTGTTCAATGTTGGCTAATTTCTCAAACCTGATTACGTTTAGCCGGGGATCGAACGCGACGCTGACCGATGCGTCTGGTCGGCTGACGTATGCGCCGAACAACCTCGTCACCAACTCGCAGGACTTTGAGGCGTCTGCTTGGGCAACAGTAAATGCCATTATTCCAGCACCGACCAAGGCGTCATTTAATAGCGCCGCAGCACCAGACGGGACAATCACTGCTGATGTCATTTCATACCCAGCAGTTACAGGCGCTACAAACACAAGCGCAATTCGCCAGACCGTGACGCTGGCGGCTGGTTTTCATATTGGCTCAATTTATTTAAAGGCTAACACGCCCGCCGACATCGGAAAACGTATTGCTATTTATCTTCTTGATGCTGTTGATTTTACAGTAGCCTTTTACACGCTAACCAATGATTGGACGCGAGTTCATGTGGTTAGAAATTGCGCAGCTGGCTCTGTATCTCTAAACGTCGGCGTACTTGGCAGCAGCATTGGCGGTGTCAATCAAGGGGCGGTGTCTGTAAATGTCTGGGGCGCACAGCTTGAAGCCGTAACCTACCAGACCACGCCCAGCCCCTATGTCAGCACCTCCGTCGCCAATCTGCTTGGCTTCAGCGAGGCTTTCGACAATGCGGCTTGGACGAAGACAAACGCGGCTATTGTCACAGGCGTTGCCAAAAACCCGGTAAACAGCTTGTGGAACGCGCAGAAGTTGATGGAAACGACTGCCGCGTCAACCGTCCATCAGGTTTCTCAGATCTATAGCGGCGCTGTTGCAAATGGCGTTTATACGTTTAGCGTATATCTTGCTAAGGAAACTCGCGACAAAGCTGTTGTTATCGTTAGCGATAACGCAACCGGAGACTGTCGGGTGGTTGTTGATCTGACTGCCGGAACGGTTGGATCGCCTACTATTTCAGGAAACTGGACAGCAGCGTCTGCAACCATTCAGGCTGCGTTAAACGGATTTTTCCGCGTTAGCATCACTTGCACAAAGTCATCCTCTGGAAACGCAAATGTTGTTCCTGTGGTTGGGCTTTATACGACATCAGCAACCTACACCGGCGACGGCAACAGCGGCATCTACATCTACGGTGCGCAGCTTTCCAACAGCGGCTCACTTGATCCGTATGTCCCGACACCCGGCGCTGCACCGTCATCCACAGCCTATTACGGCCCACGGTATGACTATGACCCTGTGACGCTGGCAGCTAAGGGCATCCTGATCGAAGAGGCTCGGACGAACCTTTGCACTTACAGTGAGCAGTTTGATAATGCGAACTGGACAAAGGATCTGTCGGCCATAACTGCAAACGCCGCAGTATCTCCAGATAACACCGCAAATGCTGATTTGTGGTATCCAACCACTTCTGGAAACACTTCAACCATTCGAATTGTCCGCAGCATTAGCGTGACGAATGGAACTGTATACACGGCTTCCGTATACGCAAAATCTTCTGGTCGGCGCTGGGTTTACTTTGCAGCACCAGACGCATCATCTTCTGCGTATAACTGCTGGTTTGATTTGCAGAATGGCGTTGTTGGAACGAAGGGGGCAAGCGTTACTGCTGCGTCGATCACGCCTGTCGGCAATGGCTGGTATAGACTGACGACCACATCGACGGCGACAAGCGCGTTAAATTACATGTTCATTTCATCAACGGATGCTGATAATTCATCGACCGTAACGGCCAGTGGAACATCTGGCATTCTTCTCTACGGCGCTCAACTTGAAGCAGGCGCTTTTGCCACGTCCTACATCCCCACGGTTGCCTCGCAAGTCACGCGCAATGCTGATGTAGCAAGCATCACGGGGAGCCTGTTCTCGCAGTGGTTCAATGGCAACGAAGGCACTTTGCTTGTTAAGTTTGATGTCGCATCAGTAGGAAGCGGCAGCAGCGGGATGGGAATTGCGGCGCTTGGGACCGCATCTACAAATGGCTATCTTTTGTATAAAGGGCTTGGTGTGCCTGGCCTTTTTGCATACACGGACGGAAATTCTGCCAGCCTTGGAAACTTGTCTGCCAATGTTGAGGCAAAGGCAGCTGTTACCTACAACGGCGTTAGTAACGCCGGTGTATTTAATGGCTCAAGTCCTGTGAGTATAACCACAACCGCGGTTACTGCACCAAACAGGATGTCAATTGGATTTAGTGCGGGGGCGCAGTCAACCGGCCACATCCAAAACATCACCTACTACCCCAACCGTCTCCCTAACGATCAATTGCAGGCGATAACGAAATGACCGACTACTATCTGAAGGCCGCCAATGAAAACGATATGGATGACGTTCTGCTGGCCGCTGGCTTGGCAGTTGAGTCTGAGGATGAAGAGGGCCTTGTAACTCTCGTCCCTACGGATGGCGTCTATATCGACACAATCGGCCCGATCATAAAGTGGGACTACAGCGTAGATCCTCCCGTTGAGATCGACTATCCTGAGTGGCACGTTAATGTGCGTGTTGTGTATGACTTGACGGAAGAGCAGCTTGCCGCACTTGAACCTGTCCTTATCGTGCCGCCAGAGCAGCCTTATCGGGTGTTCGCATGAAAACGCCCGCATGGCAGCGCAAAGAGGGCAAGAACCCATCTGGAGGCTTAAATGCCAAGGGCCGCGCATCTGCCAAGGCTCAAGGCATGAACCTGAAAGCACCTGTTAAATCTGGCGACAATCCACGGAGGGCGTCATTTCTAGCGCGTATGGGCAATATGCCGGGGCCGGAGCGTGACGAGAAGGGCCGACCGACCCGCCTTTTACTATCGCTGCAAGCGTGGGGTGCGTCATCTAAAGCAGACGCGAGAACCAAAGCTAGAACCATTTCCGCCCGCAACAAGGGGAAGTCAAAATGAAGATGGGTCTCTATGCCAATATTGCGGCCAAGAAAGCGCGGATCAAAGCTGGCTCTGGCGAAAAAATGCGCAGGCCGGGGACGAAAGGTGCGCCCACTGCCGCTGCATTTAAGGCTGCTGCTAAGACTGCTAAGGTGAAAAAGAAATGAAGAAACTTGATAAAGCTGCTAAGAAGATTGCCAAGGTCATGGGGGAATACAAGCGCGGCACTCTTCATGCTGGCGTAAATCCCAAAGGTCCGGCAAAAGCACCTCTGGCTAAGTCTCGCAAGCAGGCAATTGCAATCGCATTGTCGGAAGCTGGAAAGAGCAAAAAGAAGTAAGGTATCCTATGGCATATCGTAAGAACACCAAGCCCTCAGAGGCCGAAATGGAAGCGCCGGAAGTCTCTATTGAGATGGAAGATGGCGTTGAGGTCGAAGTCGATATGCCTGATGAAGAGGCTATGTCGGAAGATGAACTCCAGCGCATCGTTGCTGGGGAGATCGACGACAGCCAAGCCTATATTGATGACGTTATCTCGCCTGAGCGCGCGATGGCTGGTCAGTATTACAAGGGCGAACCGTTCGGAAATGAAGAGGAAGGCCGCTCTCAGGTCGTCTCGATGGACGTTCGGGACACCATTCAGGCCATCATGCCGTCGATCATGAAGGTGTTCTTTGGCTCGTCCAAGGTGGTGGAATACGCTCCGAACAGCGCAGAGGATATTGAAGCCGCAGAGCAGGCAACGGATTATGTCAACTACCTATGCGATGTTCAAGGACGCTCTGACCCGTAAGAACGGCTTCGGCAAGGTCTGGTGGGATGAGACAGAGAACGTTGAGACATACGAGATCGAGGGCATTGACGAAAACGCCTATATGGTCCTCATGTCCGACCCTGACGTTGAACTGCGTGAAGTCGAGATTGAATATTCCCAACAGGAGATCATGACGCCTGAAGGGATTACCACAATTGTGGAAACCCCGATCTACAGCGCAACAGTCGTCCGCAAGACGAAAGAGGGTCGCCTCAACGTCGCAGCCCTGCCGCCTGAAGAGTTTCTTGCTGGCCGCCGCACCAAGTCAATGACTGACTTCGACTTTCTCGGCCATCGTCGGTATATGACCGTCTCCGAACTGGTGAAGATGGGCTACGACCTAGACGAAATTGAGAACTTGGGCTTTGAAACTCAGGACGACTTCGACGGCAACCAAGAGACGTTTGACCGCAACCCGCAGGCAAGCATCCTTGGATCTGGCCGCACTGACGTAGCAAGCCGCAAGGTTCTCTACATTGAAGGCTATCTCTACGTTGACAAGGATGGCGACGGCATCGCTGAATTGCGCAAGGTCTGCGTTGGCGGCACGGCCTATAAGATCCTGCACGACGAGGCTGTTGACGATCACCCGTTCTTCGACTTCTGCCCCGATCCAGAGCCGCACACGTTCTTTGGTATGTCGATTGCAGATGTCGTCATGGACATCCAGCGGATCAAGTCGTCCATCATGCGAAACACGCTGGACAGCCTCGCGCAGTCGATCTATCCCCGCATGGGCGTTGTGGAAGGCCAAGCCAACATTGAGGACGTGATGAACACCGAAGTCGGTGGCATCATCCGTATGCGCTCACCTAACGCTGTAACGCCCTTTGTGACGCCAAACGTCTCTCAGGCTGCATTCCCCATGCTGCAATACATGGATGAGATCAAAGAGAGTCGCACGGGTATCTCTAAGGCGTCTGCTGGCCTCGATCCGAACGCCCTGAGCAATTCCACCGCAACGGCTGTCAACGCCACTGTAACAGCCGCACAGCAGCATATCGAACTGATCTGCCGCATCTTTGCCGAAACGGGCTTTAAGACGCTGATGAACAAGGCGCTGAAGCTGCTGGTTAAGAACCAAGACAAGCCGCGCATCGTTCGCCTGCGTAACAAGTTTGTCCCGATTGATCCGCGCGTCTGGGATGCCAACATGGACGTTGTGGTCAACGTGGCGCTTGGCACTGGCTCCGATCAGCAGCGGATGGGCTTCCTGAACGTCATCGCTCAGAAGCAGGAAATGCTGTTGCAGCAGCTTGGCCCTATGAACAACCCCATCGTGTCGCTGAGTAACTACTACAACACGCTTGAGCAGATGCTGGCCGTCGCTGGCTTTAAGGATGTTTCGCAGTTCTTTGAGAACCCGCAGAACTTCCAGCCGCCGCAGCCGACACCGCCGCCGCCCAGCCCTGAGCAGATCTTGGCAGAGGTGCAGGCCCAGTCAATTCAGGCGGACATCCAGAAGAAGGCCGCCGAACTTGAACTGAAGCGGCAGGAAATGCTGTTAGTTGATGACCGTGAGCGTGACAAGCTGGACGCAGACGTTCTCCTGAAGGCCGCTGAGATCGAAGCCAAGTATGGCGCACAGGTCAATACGGCGAATATCGAGGCTCTAATGCAGCGTGACCGTGAGGCAATTCGTCAACAGGCCGAAGCTGACCGCGCAATCATGGCTGCACAGGCTCAGGCCGCTCAAGTTGAACCGGGGATGATGTAATGGCAGACCTTCAGACGCTTATTAATGCTGGTTTATCCCCGCAGGACGCTGCATCGCTGCTTGCCGACCTTCAGCGTTACGAAACGGCTGGCTTTCCAAACCTAAACTTGGGCGTTGCACCGCAAAGCGCGATGGTCAACGGGGTGGAATATCAAAATCTTTATGGCGGGATGGATATTATTCCCGGCATGACCAGCAATGTCTTTGCAAACCTCGGCATCGAAAATCCGCAAGTACCAGTATACAATATTGCCGAAGTTCAAGCGCAACAAAATCCAAACGATGCGCGTCAAATGTCGTTCATGCCAACCCCAGGATCAACATACCGTCTTGTAGATAATACAACGGGCGATGTTGTTGTAACCGCATCAACTCCAGAACAATACGCAACGCTTGCTCAAACGGCAAATGAACTGGCTGCATCGGAGGGTAAACGCGCAAACTTTGAGATCCAGCGGCAAGACCCGCAGTCGATTGGCGGAGGCTTCACCCCGATCTATTCTGACACGCCTGATGTAGCATTTGACACGACTGCACAGCTTCTGGCCGCTGGTATGCTTGCCATGACTGGCGCTGGATTGCTTCAGCCGGGTGGATTGGGCGGTGTTGGTGCAGGCGCAACGGGTGCTGGTGTCGGCACTGGGACAGGCATTGGCGCTGGCGCTGGTATTGGCGGTAGTGTTGCTGCGCCATCCTTAGCAGCCTCCACACTCGCCCCGCTTGCGGCTGAGGCTGGGACGATTTTGGTGACTGCACCTACGGCTGCTGCTGGTCTTGGTACTATTGCGCCAATTGCGGCAGGAACGGCTGCCACTGGTGGGCTTTTGGCATCAACTGGAGGCGTTGGCGCTCAACCTGCACCCCAATCTCCTACAAATGCTGCTGCTGCACCTGACGAAATTGTTGTCACCGCGCAAAATGCCAACCCATTAACAATTCCGCCTGCTGTTCCAGTCGCCGCTGGAACTGGTTTAACCACCGGACTCTTGGCAGGTGCGCAGCCAACAGCATTGCCGGAAGTTGGGCCGATCGACACTGTAAAGCAGCCTGGTATTCTTGATAAGGCGCTGGGTAGCCTGTCAATCTCCGATTACCTAACGCTTGGCAGTCTTGCGGCATCTGGGGTTGGAAGCCTTCTCGGTGGCGGTGGAACTGGCAACCAGACGCCGTATACATCGCCATTCACATCCGCAGCCGCTGGCCGTGACATGAGGGCTAATCCGAACATCGCTGATTACGAGCAGTATGGCTTTGGCCCTGAGGCCACATTCTTCAAGCCTGAGTATAACCAGCTTGTATCCAGCACGTTCCAACCCGCCACGCAGGCTTACAGGCCTCTCATCAATGGATAACAAAATGGACCGTCAAACGGCGATTGACAAGGCCGAACACTGCAACCGTCTGGTCAAGGATGAGTTGCTGATTGAAGCCTTTGAGTCGGTTGAGGCTGACATTTACAACGAATGGCGCACCAGTGCCGTGGGCGATTACCAGTATCGCTCAGACCTGTTTCACACGCTTAAAGGATTAGAGCGTTTGAAAGCTAGACTGCAAAAATACATCGACGATGGAGTGATTGCGTCTAGGAGTTAACATTAACATGAAAAGGTGATATATGACGGAACAAGTCGGCAACCCCGAAGGCGGGATCGGCCTCCACGAAGCAACCTTAGCCATTAGTCAATTGCTCGGCCCTGAAGAGGACAACCAAGAGGAGACTGAGGCGCTAGATCCAGAAATGGATCAGGACGGATCTGAATACGAGGAAGAAGGCGAAGAGCCGGAAGCCGAAGAGGATGACGAGTCCGAACTGGATGAAGATGATGGTGAGGAAGAAGCCTCGCAGGAACTTCCCGACGATCTAACTGTCAAGGTCAAAGTTGACGGCGAAGAGATGGAAGTCACCCTAGCAGAACTTCGGAATGGCTATAGTCGGACTTCAGATTACACGCGGAAGGCGCAGGCTCTCGCAGAGGAACGCAAGGCGTTCCAATCGGAAGCTGAAACCATCCGTCAAGAACGCGCTCAATATGCTGAATTGTTGCCGCTGCTACAGCAGCAGTTGATGCAGCAAGCCAGTGCGGAGCCTGACTGGGACAGTCTTTATAACGAAGACCCCATTGAGGCAGCGCGGTTAGAACGACAGTGGCGTAAATCCCGTGAGGAACAGTCGTATCGGCTCCAAGCCATTCAGGCAGAGCAGCAGCGATTGGCACAGGAAGCAGCCGCCGACCAGGCAAGAGCCATTCAGGCTTTTGTCGAAGAAGAACGGGCTAAGTTACCTGATGTTATCCCAGAGTGGAAAAATAAGGAAACGATGGTTCGGGAAGCTAAAGAGTTACGGGAATGGGCTATTGCTCAGGGCCTGACAGAGCAGGAAGTAGACAGCCTGCGTCAAGCCAATCACGTTGCTCTGATCCGCAAGGCGATGCTCTACGATAAGGGCAAGACACGGGTGCAGCAGTCTAAGAACGCACCCAAGAAGCAGGGCAAGGTTATCCGTCCCGGCTCGTCAGGATCACAGGTCGATAGTCGTCAAACCGATGTAAAGAGGGCTTCCCAGCGTCTTGTACGTTCTGGCCGCATTTCTGATGCAGCCGCTCTTTTGGATAAACTCATTTAGTGAAAGGCCCATATCATGGCTATTGTTGCAAATACCTTTACCCGTTATTCCGCCATCGGTATTCGTGAAGATCTCTCGAATGTCATCTATAACATCTCGCCGGAAGAAACCCCGTTCATCTCGAACATTGGCCGCGAGAATGTTAAGAACACCTACTTTGAATGGCAGACGGACGCTCTGGCTGCCGCTTCGGACTCGAACGCGGCTCTGGAAGGCGATGACGTTTCGTCGTTCACCGCTGTCACCCCGACTGTCCGCGTTGGTAACTACACGCAGATCAGCACCAAGAACGTGGTCCTGTCCGGTACGCTCGAAGCGGTTGACAAGGCTGGCCGTCGCTCGGAACTGACCTATCAGCTTGCCAAGCTGGGTTCGGAACTGAAGCGCGACATGGAAGCCGCTCTGCTTGCCAACCAGGCTTCGGTTGCTGGTAACACCACGACTGCCCGTCGCACGGCTGGTCTGCCCGCATGGCTCACCTCGAACACCTCGACGGGTTCGGGTGGTGCTAACCCGACTGTTGGCTCGACCCCGACTGCTGCCCGTACGGACGGCACTCAGCGCGCCTTCACGGAAACGCTCCTGAAGAACGTCATCTCGGCGGTCTGGACGAGCGGTGGTAGCCCGAAAATCCTCATGACGGGCGCGTTCAACAAGCAGGCCGCCTCTGCCTTCTCCGGCATTGCAACCCGCTTCCGTGACGTTCCGGCTGGTTCGCAGGCTCAGATCATCGGTGCTGCCGATGTGTATGTGTCTGACTTCGGCACGGTGAGCATCGTTCCGAACCGCTTCCAGCGCGCTCGTGACGCTTTCGTCCTCGATCCTGAAATGGCTTCGCTGGCGATCCTGCGCCCGATCCAGCAGATGGAACTGGCAAAGACCGGCGACGCTGAAAAGCGCCTGATGCTGGTTGAATATGGCCTGAAGGTCAACAACCAAGCGGCCCACGGTATTGTGGCCGACCTTACAACCTCGTAAGGTGTTGGGGTCTGGGGAGGGGTTCGCCTCTCCCCTAACTCACCGGAGGGATAATGACCAAGAAAATCATCTCTGACGATAGCGCAACGACAGGCATCGTCACTTCATTTCAATATGATGCGGACACCGATGAGGCGATCATCTCGAAGGAGCAGGATGTCTCCGCGATCATAGAAGCCAACAAAGCAGAATTTAATGATGCGCCTGACCGCTGGGGAGAGTGGACAAAGGTTGGCTCTATTCCACTTTCAGTATATTATGAACTTGAGCGTAAAGGCATTCTGCATGACCAGAAGGCCCTAGCCGCATGGTTGAACGATCCCGACAATCGGGCGTTTAGAACAAGGCCGGGAACGATCTAATGGCGATTACGACCTATTCAGAATTGCAAAGTGCAGTCGCTGATTGGCTTAACCGCCAAGACCTCACGTCTGCCATCCCGAACTTCATTTCGTTGGCAGAGGCGCAACTGAATAGGTCGCTTCGCAATCGCAAGATGCAGACGAGTGCAACGCTCACGTTGTCATCCAACTACGCCAATCTTCCCGCTGACTGGCTTGAGAATATCCGCGTCCAGTTAGACACCAATCCCGTGACGCCTTTGGTTTATGAAACACCTGAGCAGATCCTTGAGGACAGCCAGATGTATTCAGCAAATGGCCAGCCGCTGTTTTTCAGCGTTGTGGGGACGCAATTGCAGGTTCTGCCCTACCCAGACACATCATACACACTGAGCCTGCTGTATTACGGCAAAATCCCGTCCTTGTCGGACTCGAACACGACCAACTGGCTGCTGACCGAAGCGCCTGACCTGTATCTCTACGCAACCCTGATCCAATCCGCGCCGTATCTGAAGGAAGATGAGCGCATTGGCACTTGGGCTGCAATCTATGACCGTATTCTTAACGACATGAAGATTGCCGACGAAAACGCTCGTGTTGGCAATAGCAAACTCATGCCGCGCGTTCGCTCCTTTGGATGATAGGTTAAAACATGGCTGACACAACCACCACGAACCTTGGCCTTACAAAGCCCGAAGTTGGCGCTTCGGCTGACACCTGGGGGACGAAACTTAACACCGATCTGGATACGATTGACGCGCTGTTCAAGGCCGATGGTACGGGGACGAGTGTTGGCTTGAATGTCGGTTCTGGCAAGGTGCTGACGGTTGCCGGTAACATCTCCGCCAATGCAGCGACAATTAGCCCAACCGAACTTAGCTATCTTGATGGCGTGTCATCTGCGATCCAGACACAAATCAACGGTAAACTCGGCGGTTCACTCACTTCTGGCTATCTACCAAGAGCAACGGGCGCTACGACTACTGAAAACTCCCTGATTTACGACAGTGGCCTTAATGTCGGGATTGGCACAACTTCGCCTATTTCAGAATTTTCCGTGGCATCTGGCGATATTTCGGTTGAGTTGTGTCAGTCAGCGTCTGCCTCGTGGGGATTTTTCGGTTACAAGTCGCGTGGCACAATATCTGCAAAAACTGCTGTGACATCTGGCGATGACTTGCTTAAAATCCGCGCTTACGGGCATGACGGGACCAATTATTACAACAGGGCTGAGATCCTTTTTGAAGTTGATGCCGCAGTTTCAACTGGTGTTGTCCCGACCCGCATGATTTTCTCAACGGGAACCAGTTCTCTTATTGAGCGGATGCGCATTGACAGCACTGGCAATGTTAATATTGGCCCTGGATCAACCCCGGCTGAAAAGCTGCAAGTTACGCTCGGCAATATTCGCCTGTCCGATACATATTATCTGACTTGGGGCGGGTCCAATAATTACATCACAGGCTCAAACGCTGATAACACGGTATCCATCGCAACGAATGGAACGGTTCGGTTTACAATCGGCTCAACTGGCGGTGTGACCTCATCCAACATTCCTGATGCGGTTGGTTACAAGGGCGCTCCTCGATCAACTACGACAACGACAGCAACTGTTTCCGATGTTGGCAAGTGCATTGCGATTGTAAATAACATCACCATCCCAAGCGGGACATTTTCCGCTGGTGACGAGTTGACAATTTACAACGCTGGTTCTGGCGGCCTGGCTATTATTGAGGGGTCTGGCCTTACATTGCGCCTCGGCGGAACAGGTAACAGCGGAAACCGTGGCATCAACCAGTATGGCCGTGCAACGATATGGTTCAACTCTGCAACTGAGGCAATCTGCTACGGTGCTGGTGTTTTTTGATAAAGCTAATGTCGGTGGAAACTATGAGCATCATTGACCCTGTTGAATACGGCAAACTCCTTCACGCTGTAGAAGCGCTTGAAGGCAAGGTGTCTGACATGGAGGCCGACATTAAGAAGTTGGTGCAGCTTGCCGACCAATCGAAGGGTGGCTTTTGGGTTGGTATGACCATCGCGTCGATCATCGGCGGCATTGTAACCTACGTTAGCAACTTCTTTATCGCAAAGCCGTGACATGGCTGCTGGTAACTTCAACGCCTGCTTGGCTGAGATCCTGAAGCACGAGGGCGGCTTTGTAAATCACAGCAAAGACCCCGGCGGCATGACCAACCTAGGCGTCACCAAGGCGACCTATGAAGAGTGGATCGGCCATCCTGTATCCGAAGCCATCATGCGCAAGTTGACCCCGCAGCTTGTCGGCCCGCTCTACAAGAAGAAGTTCTGGGACATGATGAAGTGCGACGGTCTGCCCAAGGGCCTTGACCTGTGCGTGTTTGACTTCGGTGTGAACGCTGGCGTTAAACGCTCTGCAAGGATGCTACAGCGCCTTGTCGGGGTGTCTGACGATGGTGTGATAGGCCCAGCCACTCTCAAGGCTGTAGAGGCCCGTAAAGCGGTTATAGGCACTCATGCGCTGATTACGTTCTTTCAGGCAGAGCGCCGTGTTTATTACAAGTCACTCTCTCACTTCCCGACATTCGGCAAGGGCTGGCTGCGTCGTGTTGACGCTGTTGAGAAAACTGCACAGGCGATGGCGAAATGAGCCTAATTAACATCGAAAAAGGCATCCTTGAAAGGATACGAGTATGGTGGCGGCCAGTGACCTGCATCGGGATTGCGGCGGGTGTGATTGTGAACGCTGTAGCTTTGCCGTTGATGACCAATCAGCCAATCTCTCTGACCGACCTCGCTGCCACGATTGCAGCCTGTTCGACTATTTTCGCGGTCAGGGAATGGGGCAAGATCAATGGGGCCGATTAACCCGCTCTTGGCATATGTCGCGGCTGCTACACTTGTCTGCGGACTTGGTGTAGGCTGGAAGGTGCGCGACTGGCAGTGTGACGCTGCATACGCAAAGGCTCTCGAAAAGGCAGAGCGTGACCGCAAAGCCCTACAGGGGAAAATCAATGCTATTTCAACGACTTACGAGCAAGAGCGCAATCAAGCCGATGTGGTGGTCGCCGGAACGCGCACAACGATCCGCGAGATTTATAAAACTCTGCCGCCTGTTCCTGCTGATTGTTCTCCTGACATTCGTGTTGTCCGCTTGCTCGAAGGCAGTGTCAGTAACGCCAATCGAGCCGCTTCCGGCCAATCTAGCGAGTAACTGCCCCGACCTTCCCGCTGTCCCTAATCCTCTGGTCGATCCAGAGCGATCCATCTGGGAAGTTGAGATCATTGCAAAATATAGTGATTGCGCATTAAAACACCGACTAACTGTTGAGGCATGGTCCAAAGCGGTTAAGAAGTGAGGGGGATATATGACGATCCTATCTGATGAAGAGTTCATTAAAGCGTGGCAGACCTGTGGTGGAAGCCCGCGACAAATGGCCGACATTACTGGCCTCGATGAGCGCAGTATTTACAAGCGGCGCAGGGCGTTGGCGAACAAGGGCATTATCCTGCAAAGCAACCCAAGGACGAGCAATGCTGGTTCATACGGCACTTGGTCCAAGGATGATGTTGGCCGCGCGTATCGCAAACAATTGAACCACTCGATTGATACTGGCTCTGTGATCGTTTTCTCTGATGCCCACTGGTGGCCGGACCAAGACATAACGTGCGCCAATCACGCCCTGCATGAACTTATCAGGGAATTGCGACCCGTTGCGATGATTGCCAATGGCGACATTTTCGACGGCGCTCGTATCTCCCGTCATGCGCCACTTGGCTGGGCTGAATTGCCCACGGTCAAGCAGGAATTAGAGATCTGCCACGAGCGGTTGGCCGATATTGAAATGCTTCTTCCGCCCGGTTGCGAAAAGTTCTGGAACATCGGCAACCACGACGCCCGCTTTGACCGCGCTTTGGTCGTTGGCGCTGCTGAATATGATGGCATCGTTGAGCGGCTGGAAGATAAGTTTGACCGCTGGGAAATGGCATGGTCGCTGATGATTAACGATACGGTCATCATCAAGCACCGCTACCACAACGGCATTCACGCGGCCTATAATAACGCTCTAAAGGCTGGTAAGTCAGTTGTCACCGGACACCTTCACCGCCTCGCTGTGACGCCCTGGGCGGACTATAATGGCCGTCGCTGGGGTGTGGACACTGGAACGCTTGCCGACCCGCATGGCCCGCAGTTTGATTACGCTGAAAATAACCCGTCTCCACATACGTCTGGCTTTGCCGTCCTGACATTCAAGGATGGGATGTTGCTTCCGCCTGAGTTGTGTGAAGTGATCGACAACAAGGCATATTTCCGTAGTCAATGCGTTTATGATGCAGGATGCGATGATGATCTCAGCAATTGAATTTCTTGAACGAGCCGCTGACCTGATGCTTGAACGCGGTCAGGAATACGACACCGAGGGCGGTGAACGCAGCATGGCGCAGACAGTGGCGGCCTTTAACGTCATCACTGGCAACATCATGTCAGAGCAAGAGGGCTGGCTGTTTATGTTGCTCTTGAAACTGGTCCGCCAACACCAAACTGATGGGTGGCATCAGGACAGTTCTGAGGACGCAATCGCCTATGCGGCTTTGATGGCTGAGTCGTGGCAAAAAGAACCAGAAGATGATATAGAGATCACGTTCACGTTCTACCCTGATGGTGAAGATGACTAAACATGGCTCTAGTTCCACTTAACATTCCTCCAGGCGTCTACCGCACCGGCACTGAACTTCAGTCCGCTGGCCGTTGGTATGACGCCAATCTTGTTCGGTGGGGCGAAGGCACGATGAAGCCTGTGGGTGGATGGCAGAAACGATCAATTTCTGCCTTAACTGGCAAGGCCCGCAGTTTTCTGACATGGAAAACAAATGCCAATGTCCGCCTCATGGCAATCGGCACGTCATCCAAACTTTACGCTGTCACCCAAAATAATGTTCTAGCCGACATCACCCCGACATCGTTCACTGCTGGATCTGATGATGCGGTATTGAACAACGGTTACGGATTGAATTTTTACGGAACTGGCTATTATGGGACGGCCCGTGTTGATACGGGGGCGACAACGCCTGCAACGACATGGAGCCTCGACACATGGGGCGAATATCTCGTCGGCTGCTCTAGTAGCGATGGCAAGATTTACGAGTGGCAACTTGATTACACAACGCCAACCAAGGCTGTTGTGGTCACAAATGCACCGACAAGCTGCACAGCTATCCTCGTGACCGCAGAGCGTTCTCTAATGGCTCTGGGGGCCTCTGGTAACTATCGCAAGGTCGCATGGTCTGATCTTGAAAATAACACGATTTGGACGCCATCATCTACAAACCTTGCTGGCAGCGTTGAATTGCAGACGGTTGGCCGGATCATAACTGGCAAGCGTGTCCGTGGGCAGAACTTGATCCTAACTGACGTTGACGCTCATGTTATATCTTATGTCGGCCAGCCTTTTGTTTATTCGGCGGAAATTGCAGGCCGCGCCTGCGGCGCTTCCTCCGCCAATTGTGTTGCCGTTCTTGACAATATGGCGGTCTGGATGGGCGTCCAAGGCTTCCACATTTATGACGGCTATGTCCGCCCGCTCCCTTGCGACGTGTTTGATTACGTTTTCAGCGATATTAACAACGACCAAATCTCCAAGGTCTATGCGGTCAACAACTCGCAGTTTAATGAGGTGTGGTGGTTCTATCCGTCATCCAGTTCCAATGAGAACAACCGCTATGTCGCATGGAACTATGTTGAAAATAGCTGGACGTTTGGATCTCTGGCCCGCACTTGCGGCACTGACCGTGGTGTGTTCTCCAATCCCATCATGGTTGGCATTGATGGCTTTACTTACGACCACGAGACTGGCCTGAACTATGATGGCGCTCTGCCCTATGTCGAAAGTGGCCCTGTCCAGATCGGCAATGGCGACCAGATCATGTATGTAAATGAAATGATCCCCGATGAGCGCAATCAGGGTTCAGTCGTGGCGACGTTCAAGACGAAATACTATCCGAATGGCAGTGAAACATCATACGGTCCGTATGATTTGACAAACCCGACATCCGTCCGCTTCAACGGGCGGCAGATCAAAATGCGCGTGACGACTGATAGCACCCCGTCAGCGTGGCGTGTTGGAACTCAGCGGCTGAATGTGATTGCAGGTGGTCGTCGGTGACGCTTAAACTTCCTCCCGCCCCACAATCCTATAACCCTGCATATGAGGCGCAGCGCAACCGTCTTATTGAGGTTTTTGCAAGCCAGACATACACCAAGGGCGAGGATGTCGGCATCTATCAGCCTGCAAAGCTGATTGCGTCCGATGCGTCATTTATCACCACCGACACGCACACGCCGTCTGAAGGCTCCCTGTCATGGAACAGCCTGGACGGGACGCTTGATCTTGGCATGGAATACGGAGTGATCCAACAGATCGGCCAAGAGGTTTATGCCCGCGTTGAGAACATGACTGGATCGACGATCCCAAATGGGAGTGTTGTCGGATTTGCGGGGGTTGGTGCAAACAACGTCTTATCCGTCTCAAAATACATTGCGAACGGCTCCACGCCCACGCTCTACATTCTTGGTGTCTTGACGCATGATCTGCCCGATAGCGGCGAAGTCGGCTATTGCACAACCTTCGGTCATGTGCGCGGCATCAACACGAGCGCGTTTTCAGTTGGCAACATTCTCTACGCCTCGCCCACCACGGCTGGAGCATTCACAAACGTCAAGCCGACAGCGCCAAATAATGTCGTTCCGGTTGCTGCTGTTTTAAAAGTCGGCACAACGGACGGTGAGATCTTTGTCCGCCCGACGATTGAGCAGCAAAAATACTATGGGGTTTTTTCGGATACCGCAACCAAGACGCCTGCTGCTATTTACACGCCATACGCAATCACGTTCAACACGACTGACTTTGCCAATGGCTTTTCACGAGGTTCACCGACATCTCGGATCGTTGCGCCGACATCTGGCCTGTATAACTTCCAGTTTTCAGTTCAGTTGAGCAGCGGATCATCCAGCGCAAAGAAGATCTGGATCTGGCCGCGCATTAATGGCGTTGATGTGCCAAACTCAAACAGCGAAGTGACGGTTGCAGCAAATAACGCAGCCGAAGTTGTTGGATGGAACTGGGCCTTGTCGCTGAACGCAAACGACTATTTTGAAATTATGTATGCGGTTGACGATACGAATGTCCAGATCGTTGCATCTCCCGCCCAAACAGGCGCTGTCGGGACATCTACGTTTGCACGGCCCGCTGTGCCTTCGATCATTTTGACTGTGACTGAGGTCCAGCAATGATGAACGTCTATGAGGAGTTTAAGCGCCTATCTCCACAGCTTGAGGCGGCGCTTGAATACACCAAGGGAACGCACTCCCTAGACGACATTTGGCATGGAATTGTCGAGGGCCGTTTTCAGTTCTGGCCGGGTGACAATTCTGTGATTGTGACGGACATCGAGATTTATCCGCAGCGCCGTGTCATGCACATTTTTCTGGCTGGTGGAGAGTTGGAAGAACTGCTTGAAATGGAGAAGGCAGTGGAAGCCTACGCGCAAACAATTGGGTGTAATTCTATGTCAATCTCTGGTAGAAGGGGTTGGCTGAAGGTTTTTCAGAACGATGGTTGGCAAGAGGTATGCACCACCATCGCTAAGGAGTTTTAAGTATGTCCAAGGGCGGCAACACGGCGACACAGGCGACGACGCAGACGCTTGATCCCTTTGTTAAGGATCTAATGACGCGAGGCTTTACGGCTGCACAGCAAGTTGCCTCTACGCCTTATCAGGCATACACTGGTCCCCGACTGGCTCAGTTCCGCCCGCAGGAGATGCAGGCATTCCAGATGGCTGAACAGGCCGCCACTGGCCGCGTTGGCGCTCCCCAGCTTGAACAGGCCACGATGGCCGCTCAGAGGGCCGCAGGATACTCCCCCGCACAGTTCCAGCAGGACGTGCAGGGTTTCATGTCACCGTATCAGGAAAGCGTTGTAGACGCGACTATGCGCCGTCTGGCTCAGGCCCGTGCAGAGCGTGACGCAGCGACCAAGGCTCAGTTGGCATCATCCCGCGCGTTCGGCAATGAGCGCCGTGGCGTGTATGAAGCGCAACTTGCTGGCGAACAGGATCTGAACACGGCTCAGACGCTGGCGAACCTCTATCAGCAGGGCTACGGTCAGGCCGCTGGCTTTGCTCAGGCGCTTCCGACCCAGCAGTTGGCAGGTGCTGGTGCATTGGCTAACTTCGGCGCTCAGGCCCTCTCACAAGAGCAAGCCCGTCAGCAGATGCTTGCTGGTGCTGGTCAGGCGCAACGCGGCATGGCGCAGCAGAACCTTGATCTGGCGTATCAGGATTTCCTTGCGCAGCGCGGCTATCCGCTGGAACAGCTTAAAATCCTTCAGTCTGGCATCAGCGGCGTTCCCGCACTTACGTCATCCACACAAACAACCACCGGGCCTGGACAGGGGTTTCTTAATACAGCGTCTGACGTAACTGGATTTATTTCTGGCCTCCAAAAAATCGGGATTTTACCGAAATGAAAATGCCGCAACCTATTCAAATCTCAGATACCGAGCGCCTTGCACAACTAATGCAGGGCAATTTCTCTGGGCAACTTGACAGTAGCGATAAACTTGCAGCCTTGAGCGCCCTTCTCCGTTCTGTTGGTCGTGGAAGCCAAGTTAGCCCACAACAGGCATTGCAGCAATTCCAGCAGCAAAAGATGCAAGAGGTTCAGGGTCGCATTCAGATTGACCAGCTTCGCAAGCAGGCTGAACAGCAGGCGCAGTTGGCTGCGGTAAAGGCTCAATATATTTCGCAGCTTGAACAGACCAATCCGCAACTTGCCCGTGCAGTGCAGTTGATGAACGCTGACGATTTTGCGAAATTGGTCATTGAACAGAACAAGCCCGAAAGCCTTGGTCAATGGTCTGAAAATTTGCAGAGATTTATTCCTAAAAATCGGCCTGTTCCAACTAGGTCTGGCCGCATGGCTGACGGAAGCACCGTTACAGAATATTCAAACGGCGATAAAGTAGTTAAATATCGAGACGGAACCGAACGCCGGTTTGACGTAGAAGGAAACCCAATCAATGGCTGATCGTCTTGATCTTGGCGCAATCCAGTGGGACCAGCCAGCCGTCCCTACGCAGCAAACGCCTGGCTTCCGTGGCGCTGTAACGGCGGCAGAAACTCGTGCGCGTGGCACGTTTCGGGATGTGACGCGCAAAGGTCCAGATGGAAAGCCTGTATTCGGTCAAGAAAACACGTTGACGGGTGAGTTCAAGCCCTATCCCAAAGAAATGCAGCCTGCTGCACCGCAGAAGTTGACGCCACAAGAACTTGCAGATGCGCGTGAAGATGCTTTGCGTCGTGCGTCTATTGCCAAAGAACTTGAGCGGTCATCGCGTGAAGATTGGTTTTCGACAGGTTTTCTTGCTCCGACATTTTCGGGCTTTGGCGGGTCTGCTGCTGCAACGGCAATGCAGAACATAGAGGCTCTGAAGGCTGGTGGCGCATTGCAGACGCTCCTGACCATGGCGAAGCAATCTGGTAAAAACCTTCTGACGCCCTTGTCCAACAGCGACGTTCAGCTTTTGTCTAATGCAAAGCAGTTGCCTCTCGACATTAGTATGCGTGACACTGACTTTCAGAAAAACGCAAGGCAATATTTTGAGGCGAATAAACGCGCATATATTGCAGCAGGTGGCAAAGAGTCTGACTTCCAGACGCAGATTATGCGGCTGACCGGACGCGCAAATGCGGCAAAGAAAGATACTTCAGGGATCAAAGTCGAAAGGGTCCGTTAATGGCCGCCAAGAACGCAACCTATCGCGTAACACTTCCTGATGGTCGCGTTTATAATGTGACTGCACCACCGAACACGCCTCGGAATGAATTGATTCGCATTGCCCGCGAAAGCGAACTGCCAGAGCGCACAACCGGCTTTGGCATTCCGGCCATTGACGTTCCGCTGTCCGTTTTGAATGAAGCTGTTATTGGTGGCGTCCAAGGTCTGTCTCGTATGACATCGGCAATCTCAGATCCGATTGTTGAGGCTGGCCTAAACTTGATCCGCCCTGGTCTTGGGACAAGTGGCCGTCGCGGCGCTGAAGAAACGCGTGGTCGCATTGAACAGCAAGTGTCTCGCCGGACTGTTGCACGACCCATGCCTGCCGCCCGTGAGACTGGTCAAATCCTAAGTTCTCTTGCTGCTGGGGGCCTAAAGGCTCCATCCGCTGTTGTTAAGGCCGCGCCAAGAATTGCTCCTATTTTAACCCGCGCTGTGCAAGGCGCTGTTGGCACTCAAGCGGTTCCAACACCTGGTCTTTCTCCTACACAAGCGGCCATGCTCGGTGGCGCAACCAATGTCGTTCTGCCGCCTGCACTTCAAGCTGTTGCCCGCACCCGTCCTGTTCAGGCTGCTATTTCAGCGGCTGGACGTGTGGCCGCTCCTGCTGTTAGTGCCATTGATGAAGCAGCCCTTGGATTGCGTCGCGCAGTTGGCCTTGAGACGCCTCAGATTGCGCGTCCTCAAATTGCCCCGATTGCGACTGAAGCCGCTGAAGAACCCATCTCTCGCATGGCATTGCCGCAAGAGTTGCAGCAGGCGATCCCGCAAGTTGAAGAAGCCCTTGGCCGCGAGGCAGCGCAGCGTTTGCGCAACTTCCAGCGCATTGGTGTCCAGCAGCCGACAACTGGTATGGTCACGCGAGAGCCCGGTGTGTGGCAATATGAGCGCAACACCATGGGGCAGGTGAATGTTGGCGAACCAATTCGGGACGCCATCGTTAAAGTTAATGAAGATATCAATCAGGCAGCCACTGACCTTATTCAAAAGGTTGGCGTTGCGGAGGATGTTGAAAAAGTTGGCGCTCTTGCCGCTGATGCGTTGAGCAAAAAAGAAAAAGAGATGCAGGCTGTTGTTGGCCGTCTCTATGCCAATGCCCGTGAGCAATACGGAGAAAAGTCAGCAGGACCCGTCCAGAACTTCCTTGGTCAATTGGACAACCCAGATCTTGTTGATAATGAAGCGTTTGACGCAATGCGGTCCAGCATCATGCGCCGCTTGCAACGCTATGGCATGACGGGCGAAAGCGGTCTGCCGCGCCAAAATGCTGTCATGACGGTTGGTCAGGCAGAAGAAATGCGCAAGTTCATTGGCAGCTTGGGCAATGGCGCTGATCCAAACATTCGCCGCATTCGTGCGCAGTTGGTGGAAAGCCTCGATGACGATGTTGTCGCAGGCTTTGGCGATGACGCATTTAAGCAGGCTCGGATGGCCGCAAAACAACGGTTCGCTGAGTTTAAGGACACGCTGGCTGGTAAAATTGGTGCAAGTGAAATTGCTCCCGAAAAGATCACAAAGCGCCTTATGTCGGAGTCAACTCCACTGAAAGACTTCCGCAATTTGAAGGCTACGCTGCTCACTGGCGAAGCGGATCAGGTTGCGCGTGGTCAGCAGGCATGGTCGAGCATTGGCGCTCAGGCTTTGGATGACTTGTTTGCTTCTGCCCGTATTGGCGAGAATATGCTTTCTGGCGCTCGTCTGTTGAAGAATTTTAACAAGAACATTGCACGGTATCGTGAACTTCTGAACCGTGAGGAATATGTCACGCTTAACCGCATCGTTAGAGCGGCCCGCGATGCAACTGTTCCTGTTGACTTCTCAAACGTAAACACATCTGGAACGGCATCTGCCCTTGCAAACCTCTTCGCAGATCCGGTCAAGGGTGGGCGGTCTGGCGTAAAGACTATGATTGCGCACCTCGCTGCTGGATTTGCTGGTGGGCCGGTTGCCAACGTGGCGGTTGCAGGCGCTCAAGAGGCGGCACGGACCGCCGCTGAACGTGCTGCTGCAACTGAAGCTGCACAACGTGCTTTGATGACAACCCAGCCCATTAATGTGGCGCAGGCTGTCCGTCAGTCGCTTATCCCAGCAGCGCCTCGCGCCCCAGCCCGTGGGATGACGTTCCCTGGCATTCTTGGGTCGATCTATGGACCCGCCTTCCCCGCTGAAGAGGAAATGTAATGGCTGACGCTGTAGGTATTGTTAAGTCGCTGTTCCCCACGGCACGGATCACAAGCACCAAACGCTCCCCCATGAGCAAGTTGGGCCGCGCTAATCCGCGCTCCTATCACAACATCGGCAAGGCAATCGACATTGCGCCCATCCCTGGGGTGAAGTTCAAGGATTACGTCCGGTCACTTGAGGGCGCTGGCCTGAAGATCGTAGAGGCTCTTGAGGAAGTCGGTTCAAAGCGATCTAAGCACGCTACAGGCGATCACTGGCACGTTGCCTATGAAGTTGCCGCACCTGCCAAGAAAGCGGCTCCAGCGGCTCCCAATCCCGTCCAGATGGCTGCTATGGACGTTGAAGAGCCTGATATGCCTGACGCGCCTGAGTTTGACGTTGCGGCAGAAACGGAAAGCAATTTCGCATCGCTCTTGGCTGGCCTTGGTAAAAAGAAGCGCAAGGGCAAAAAGAAACTTCCCGGCATTCTGGATGGGATCGTGTAATGGCTCAGGCTCCCCGTAGGTTCTCTATCGCTGATGCTCTTGGCCTGAATGGTGCGCAGCGCCGTGATTTAACGCAATCATATGGACAGGCCGTCAATCGTCCGGCTCCGCGCACAACTGGAACACTCAAAGCTGCCCGTCCGACTGCCGCTCAGGAACTTGCTCAACTTCTAACGCCTGATACACGCTTTGGCGCTGAACTTGCCGCAAAGATTGAGCCTGCCGTTGAGATGTCGCCTCTGGGGCTTCTTACGGGCCTTGTGGACGCCCGCAGGCAGTATCAGGCGGGAAACATTGGACAGGCCGCTGGTGCGGGCATTTTTGCTGCTCTCAGCGCCATTCCTAGTGGAAAATCAGTCAAAATCGGCGGAAAGATGTTTAAGAATTTCCCAACTTCTGAGGACGCATATATTGAAGCAATCAACCCAGGCTTGAAGCGCATTGCGGAAAGTGATCGTCCAAATCTTGGCATGGGCGATATGTATGGGATGGCTCCAAAATCAGCTAAAAAAATAAAATCCATCCAAGCCGATAATTTTGGAAAAGTGGACTTCGTGTCCGATGGCGAAAATGTTTACGCCTTAGGCTTCAATCCAGATTTGGGTGAAATTGATGTTCTTGGTTACGCCATGAAGCGCGGGGATGACACAACTGAATTGGCAGTAGCAAACGAATTGCAGGGACTGGGCATAGGATCTGAACTGTCATATTTGTATAGATCCATGAACCCGCTGGCCAAATCTGGCGGACTGACAGAAAAGGGCGAACGCGCGGCAAGGCGCTCATATCGTAGAATGATGGAGGGGAAATAATGGCTAAGAAAGCATCATCTCAAACCCCGTGGACACCACAGCAGCGCAAGAAGCGTCGTCATCAGCCTGCGGGTCTGCGTCATCGTAAAAAGCTGGGGCCTAAGTCTCACTTGAGATGAAAAAGGGCCGGACCCCAACAAGCCCGACCCTTTCCCAACGTATGATGCAGCCTTTGCGGCGGTACATCAATCTACACACTCCCTATTCATCGTCAATAGCGTTTAATGGTGTTTCTGGAGGCAATTCTTCGGGAAGCCTCGCATAATCCTCACCCGCATTGATAAGATCCTTTAGGGCGCTCTGGACAAGTTCTCCCTTGTCCCACTGGCCTCCAATAACGCCACGATACACTACAGAGCCTTCCCGATAGGCTTTAGCGACTTTATCACGCGCTTCTGGAAGCAGCTTGGTCATATCATTCTCCATGATATTCGTCGTCTGTTATTACTCTTATACCTTTTGCCAGTCTATATCTGCCATCCTGTCCCTTTGTGACAATTCCTGTATCAACAAGGGAGTCAAGAAGAACTTCAATCTCATCTGGAGTGAGTTCATTGTCGTCTACATATTCAAGGTAATCGACAACATCTTGACGCTGCTCTGGCGTCATGTCTGATGATTTTATCATCTTCTGCTCCATCAAAAGGGCGGCAGATCGTCGTCAAGGTCATCAGGCTGATACCCATTGCCCTTGGCGACATTATGACTGGACAGAGGCTTTGGTGCGTTGTCGGCCCGTGACAGAAGTTCAATGCCATTCGGGTCAACAACAACCTTGAGTTGCGTTTTTCCTTCATATTCGTCGGTTTCAAATTCACCAACAACTCCCACCATCGTGCCTTTGACAAGATACGGCGCAAGAGAAACGGCGCGCTTCCCAAAGATGGTGCAGCGATACCAATTTGTTTTCTTGCTGTCTGCGTATCCCTGAGTTGCCCCAACTGGGAATGACAGGACATCCTCACCATTGCGGGTCTTTTTCAGTTCAGCGTCTCGGCCAAGGTTGCCTTTTTGAATAATGATTTTCGCCATCTTACATCCCCAGTGCTGCAATGTAGGTGTCGAGAACGGCTTCCCATTCCTGACGCTCGTGGCTTTCCATCGCCCGTAGCTTGATGATCTGACGCATGATCTTAGCATCATAACCACGCGCCTTAGCCTCATTGTAGACATCGCGGATGTCGTCCGAAATGCCTTTTTTCTCTTCTTCCAGGCGCTCGATGCGCTCGATCAAAAGCCGCAATTCATCGGCTGCAACAATCTCACTCATAATAATCACTCCATTTGACGCCATGCTTTGCGCCGTAGCTATAGATAAATTCGATTAAGTCAGACATTTGGGCTTTGGTTAGCTTTGACGAGTGGAAGCCTATCGGGAACGGTCTGCCGTCTAACCCCTGTTCAAATGCAACCTCATGGCCGCAGGCTTGCATAAACAAGCACTTCCAAACTTCTGGGGTGTGACGCCGTTCCTCTGGCTTTGCGCGGCTAACGTCTGACAACATTGCCCACATCTTTGCGTTCTGGTCGTCGCTCCGCTTCTCTGGGCTGATCTTGACCACTGCGTTTGCAGGGGCCTTGTCGATCAGTTTCTTAGCTAACTCCCTTTGGTAATTCCCAAGCAGGTGAACGACCTGTGACATTTCTAATCTCCTTCATTCGTCTCTAACTTTTGCCGGTGAGGGCTGGCTTTGAAAAACTCCATCGCCAAAGCCTTCATATCAATACCGTGGGCTTTCTCAAATGTTTTCTCGCCCTGCTGGTGCTGCTGTGCGTGGCAGGATTTACACAGAGAGATACACCACTTGTCCGATGGCTTGATGCCCATGCCACCGTCAGTTCCAACGCGGACGTGAGCAACTTCGATTGCCTCAGTCGATCCGCAGGCAGAGCAGGCAAAGCCACGAACCCATGCACGATGCGCTGGTGAACGCTTGCCACGCTCCGCCTTGTCAGACTTTGACTTAATGCGCTGTGGGAGAGCCATTCGCCAATCCCTTCAGCGTATATCTGGCAACACGGCGCTCCTGCCCATGTCGATCCATGACGTAGTTCCACGACATATCTATCTCGTGACCCTCGTCCCGCAGATCCTTTATC